CCTGCCCGGTATGGGGTTCTATGGCATCGGCCTGATCCACCTGATCGGTGGTCTCACCAAGTCAGCCACCTCGATCCTGCGTCAGCTCATTGACGCTGGCACCCTTGCCAACCTGCCCGCAGGTCTCAAGGCCCGCGGCCTCCGCATCAAGGGTGACAACACACCGCTTCGTCCGGGCGAGTTCCGTGATGTCGATGTGCCGAGCGGATCAATCCGTGATTCCATCACGTTCCTGCCGTACAAGGAGCCATCGAGCGTCCTGTACCAGCTTCTGGCAAACCTCGTCGAAGAGGGCCGTCGCATCGGTTCTGTTGCGGATGTGAAGATCAGCGACATGAACGCTCAGGCACCAGTCGGCACGACCCTTGCACTCCTCGAGCGCAACATGAAGGTCATGTCCGGCGTTCAAGCTCGCGTCCACGCGTCGATGCACAAGGAGCTCCGCCTCATCGCTGGCATCGTCAAGGACTTCATGGATGAGAAGTACGAGTACGATCCGGATGGCGACTTCAACCGCCTGAAGGACTTCGACGACCGCGTCGATGTCATCCCGGTTTCTGACCCCAACGCGGCCACCATGGCCCAGCGTGTCATGCAGTACCAAGCCGCACTGCAGATGTCTCAGCAGGCACCACAGCTCTACGATATGGGCAAGCTGCACCGGAACATGCTGGAGGTGCTTGGCATCCAAGACGCAGCCGACATCATCAAGCTTCCGGGTGACATCAAGCCGAAGGACCCCGTGAGCGAGAACATGGCCATGCTGAAGCAGGAGCCCGTAAAGGCATTCCTGTACCAAGACCATGACGCCCACATCCAGACCCACATGGCTGCAATGCAGGACCCAAAGATTCAGCAGATGGTCGGTCAGTCGCCGTTTGCCTCTGCGATCCAGTCGGCCATGGCGGCTCACATCACAGAGCATGTTGCGATGCAGTACCGCAAGGAGATCGAGAAGCGTCTCGGTGTCGAGTTGCCGCCTGAGGATGCACCGCTCCCAGAGGACGTCGAGGTCGAGCTGTCCCGCCTTGTCGCGATGGCGGCTCAAAAGCTCATGCAGCAGAATCAGGCAGAGGCGCAGCAGGCAGAGGCCGAGAAGCAGGCTCAGGACCCGCTCACCCAGATGCAGCAGAAAGAGCTGGAGATCAAAGAGGCCGAGGTCATGGGCAAGCTTGAGATCGAGCGAGCAAAGCTTGAACTCGATGCTGCGCGGATGGAGGGGAACATCGACGTTCAGCGTGAGCGCATTCGCTCCGAGGATCGACGCGAGGGTGCCCGTATCGGTGTCCGCGTTGCATCTCAGATCGAGGACGCCAAGCGTAACGACAAGAACGAGGGCATCCGCCTTGGCATCGATATCGCCAAGCAGCTCACCACCAATCCCGGCGGAGGTCAGTCATGAACGGAGACTTCGTCGAAATCCTCCTGCACCGCACCGGAGAGCAGAAACGTTCAATTGAACTTTTTCTCGCGGGTGGCGGTGCGAAGTCATACGAGGACTATTGCCGCGCCGTCGGTGAGTACTCCGCCCTTCAGAAGGTGGAGGACGATATCAAGGACGTCGAGAAGAGGTTCCTTGAAACGTGATGTGAAATGATCTAGCGTGTCGTTGTCGGGCTGAGCAGCAGGCTACGGTGGGCCTTAAAACCACTGCTGGAGAAGAAATGTACACCGACAAGACCATAGCTGGCGACGATGTTCGCGCCAAGCTCCCAGAGCCAAAGGGCTATCGCATTCTGATTGCGATCCCGGAGGTAAGCCAGAAGACCGAAGGCGGGGTCTTTATCCCCGATGAGCGCCGGAACGCAGAGGAGACTGCGTCCCTGATTGGCTATGTCCTGAAGGTTGGCAGCGAGGCCTATGCCGACGCCAACAGATTCCCCACTGGCCCTTGGTGCAAAGAGGGCGACTTCGTCATTTTCCGTTCCTACTCAGGCACCCGCTTCAAGGTGATGGGCAAGGAGTTCCGTCTCATCAATGATGACACCGTAGAGGCTGTCGTCGAAGACCCACGGGGGTATAGCCGCGCATGAATACTCAAGCAGAACAGATGGAAGATGATGACGACTTCGAGGTCGAGATCATCGATGACACGCCGGAGCCTGATCGCGACAAAGCGCGACGTCCTGATGGTGCCGAGCCAGATGTGCCTGAGGATGACGAGATCGCCTCGTACTCCGAGTCCGTGCAAAAGCGCATCAAGAAGCTGAAGTACGAGTTCCACGAGGAACGCCGTGCCAAAGAGGAGGCTTCACGGCTCCGTGAGGAGGCGGTCGCCTTCGCTCAGCGCGAGTACGAGGAGAAGCTTCGCCTTCAGCGCATGCTGCAGGAGGGCGAGGGCGTCCTCGTCAATCAGGCCAAGCAGCGCCTCTCCATGCAACTTGAGCGGACCAAGGCCGAGTTCAAGGTCGCCTACGAGCACGGCGATGCCGACGCCATGGCTGATGCACAGGCCAAGCTGACGGAGCTGAAGAACGAGGAATACCGGATCAACTCATACCGTCCGGCCCCCAGACAGCAGCCACAGCCCCCGGCTCCGCAGCCGCAGAGGCCGACCGTCCAGCCGCCCAGCGGCAAAGCTCAGGACTGGGCGCAGAAGAATCCTTGGTTCATGCGGAGTGGCGATGAGGACATCACTGCCCTCGCCATGGGCGTCCACGAGAAGCTTGTTCGCTCGGGAGTTGCGCCAGACACGGATCAGTATTATTCTCAGATTGACGGTGCGGTTCGCCGCGCCTTCCCAGAACGGTTTGCCGACGCCTCAGAAGGGGTGAAGCCACAGCGGCGGCAGGCTGGCAACGTGGTGGCCTCAGCCGGACGTACATCCGGTCAAACACCACGCAAGGTGGCACTCACCTCCACTCAGGTCGCACTCGCCAAGCGACTTGGGCTGAGCCCTCAACAATACGCGGCGCAACTCTTGAAGGATGCATCCAATGTCTGAACGTACCCCCAGAGCGCTCACAACTCGTGAAGGCGGAGAACGTCGCAAAGGATGGCAACGCCAATCTCTCCTCCCGACCCCCGAGCCCCGTGACGGCCTTAAATTCCGTTGGGTTCGCACCTCCACACTGGGCAACGAGGACAACAAGAACGTCTCTAGCCGCTTCCGCGAGGGCTACACCCCTTGCTTGGCAAAGGACTTCCCCGAGCTGCACATCATGTCTGACCACAACTCCCGGTTCCCTGAGAACCTAGAGGTCGGCGGGCTTCTCCTGTGCAGTATCCCCGTAGAGCTCGCAGAGGAGCGTACCGACGGGCAGCTAGATCAGGCTAAGGCCCAGATGGATGCCGTCGATAACAGCTACCTCCGTGAGAGCGATCCCCGAATGCCCGTGCTTCGGCCCGAGCGTTCAACAAAAACCACATTCGGCAGGGGATAACCCTCCGATCACTGAAGGAGAGAACCAATGGGTTCCGTTAATGCACCCTTCGGTCTGCGTGTGACTGGCCGTCTCGACAATGGCTCGCTGGAGGTTTTCCGCCAGTACCCCATCGCCTCGGGCCTCGCCGTCAACATCGCCGCCGGAGACATCGTCAACCTCGTTGACAATGGCACCTCGACCACGATCACCAAGCAGACCGGAACGGGCGACACCTCGACCGATATCGCGATGCTCGGCGTGTTCGTCGGCTGCTCGTACACCGACCCCTCGACTGGCCAGATCACGTTCTCGAACATGTGGCCGACCGGGACCGTTGCATCGGACGCTCTGGCGTTCGTCGTTGACGATCCGCAGGCGCTGTACGTCGTGCAGGCTGACGAGGCTATCACCAACTCGCTGGACATCTACGGCAAGAACGCCGCGATTGTGCAGGGTGCGGTGAACACCACGTTCAAGGCCTCGCGTGTCGCACTCGACGCGTCCACCATCGGCACGGACGCCAATCTTCCGCTGCGAATCATCGACTACGTCGGTGGCCCCCGCGGCGACGAAGCTGGCACCACCTACCCGCTGCTGGTCGTCAAACTCAACTACACGCAGCTGACCGCTGCTGTTGGCGTCTAAGGAGGGCTGACACATGGCTATTTCACGCGCACAGGCCCTTAAAGAACTCCTGCCGGGGCTGAACGCCCTCTTCGGTCTGGAGTACGGCAAGTACGAGAACGAACACGCTGAGATTTACGAGACTGAAACCTCGGAGCGTTCGTTCGAAGAAGAAGTGAAGCTGTCGGGCTTCGGGGCTGCCCCCGTCAAGCCGGAAGGCTCCGCGATCACCTACGACAACGCGCAGGAATCGTTCACTGCTCGTTACAACCACGAGACCGTGGCGATGGGCTTCTCCATCACCGAGGAAGCCATGGAGGACAACCTCTATGACTCCCTGTCGGCTCGCTACACCAAGGCGCTGGCTCGCGCCATGGCGTACACCAAGCAAGTGAAGGCTGCTTCGCTGCTGAACACGGGCTTCACCACCTTCACCTCGGGTGACGGCGTGACCCTGTTCAACACCGCGCACCCGACGGTTGCTGGCGGCACCAACTCCAACCGCCCGTCGGTTGACGTTGACCTGAACGAGACCGCTCTCGAGCAGGCTGTGATCGACATTGCTGCGTTCAAGGACGAACGTGGCCTGCTGATCGCCGCTCGCCCGCGCAAGCTGATCGTTCCGCCGTCGCTGATGTTCGTGGCTACTCGCCTGCTGGAGACTGAGCTGCGTGTCGGCACCGCCGATAACGACCTCAACGCACTCAAGTCGAATGGTTCAATCCCGCAGGGCTACCGCGTCAACCACTACCTGACCGACGCGGACGCTTGGTACATCACCACGGACATCCCGAACGGCATGAAGCACTTCGTGCGTACCGCGATGTCCACCTCGATGGACGGCGACTTCGACACTGGCAACGTCCGCTACAAGGCCCGCGAGCGCTACTCGTTCGGCGTGTCGGACCCGCTGGGCATGTACGGCTGCCCCGGCGCGTAAGCAAACGGACACCGTGATGAAGGGGGGTGGCTTTGGCTGCCCCCCTTTTTTTTGCGAAATGCTCATAGGGTGTATAAGCGCGATGGGTTCTGATTTATCGACCCTTATTGACACGACGCCGCCAGCAGACTTCCCAACAAAAGTTCATTGGAACTTTTTGCCCCATGATGTACAATTCCATCAGGGTAACATCAGCCACGCAGACAGGACGCCCAACCTGACGATGCACAGACTGCGCGGCGAATCCTTGTGCAAGGGGTACTATCATGGCTTCTACCACCTTCTCCGGTCCCGTGACCTCGACCAACGGCTTTGTTGGCGCTGTCACTGGTGCCGTCACTGGCAACGTCACTGGCAACGTCACTGGCAACGTATCGGGCGACGTGACCGTCACCAGCTTCGTTAAGCTCACCGCCATCGCGACCGCATCTCTGCCTGCAGCTGCCGCTGGAAACGCTGGTCAGGTTCGCCTCATCAACGACAACGGCGCTGGCAACAACGAGTACTGCCTCGTGATCTCGACTGGCTCTGCTTGGGTCACTGCTGTCGGCGCAGCCCTCAGCTAATAGGAGGCCCGCATGGCCGACGAATATGACGTAAGCTCTAAACGCCTGACGGGCACAGGTGCGGCTGCAATTGGCCGCGCTCGCATCCGTCAGGTTGTGGCGACCTTCTCCGGCGCAGGCCGGATCACGATGACATCCGGTGACGGCGGGGCGACCAAGATCGACTTGGACTTCGCTGCCGCAGGCACATATGATATCTTCATTCCGGGGACGGGGGTTCTGTTCGACGCGGACCCATATGTGGCAACCGCCACAAACCTCACCGCAATGACGATCTTCTGGTCGTAAGGAGAATAGAATGGCTCGGGAGCTCTCATCCATCTCTCGGTTCGGGCTCACCGAGCCATTCGAACTTCAGGTTGGCCGAGGCCAGATTGCTGGGCACAGCGTCGTGCATGTCTTCGGGCACAACCCGGACGTGGACACCACCGAGGTGACGATCTGGCCAGCCCTCGGACTTTTGGTTCATCCAGCTGCGCCCACGATCATGAAGATCAGCTCCTCAAGCGCTGATGATACGTCTGCCGGAACCGGGGCCCGCACAGTCTACATCCTCGGCATCAACGGCGCTGGCGGCTACGTCTCCGAGACGGTCACTCTGAACGGCCAGACAGCGGTCAACACTGTCCACGAGTACGACGCCATCGAGACCATGAGCGTGGCGTCTGTGGGCTCTGGCGGCGTGAATGCGGGCATCATCTACGCGGGCACGGGGACGGTCACCGCGGGCGTCCCTGCAGTGCCGTACAGCGCGATTGGCATCGGGGACAACGTGTCTCTTGTTGGTCACTGGACCTGCCCGACTGGATACACCGGATACCTTGTGTTCGGCAGCATCACCAGCGGAACGACAACCGCCAACCAGTACATCACGGCCCGCCTCAAGCTTCGCGCTCAGGACAACATTGTCCGCACTGCCGCGATCACCACCCTGCACTACGGCACCTCGGGCTACGATTTTGCATACCCCGTCAAGATCATGGCGGGCGAGTGCATCACAGCTACTGCCGAGGGTTCGGGCAACAACAACGACGTTTCGTCGTACTTTCAGATCGTTCTTGTGAGGGATGCCACCTAATGGCCAAGTCACCAGCATGGACCCGCAAGGAGGGTAAGGACCCAAAAGGGGGCCTCAATGCCAAGGGCAGGGCGTCAGCCAAGGCTCAGGGCATGAACCTCAAGCCTCCGGCACCGAATCCAAAAACAAAGAAGGATGCAGCGCGGCGCAAGTCGTTCTGCGCCCGAATGGGCGGTATGCCCGGTCCAATGAAGGACGAAAAAGGTAAACCAACACGCAAGGCGCTCTCGCTGCGCGCTTGGAACTGCTGAGGAGGCACCCATGAAGGGCAAGACTGGCCGCACCGCGACCACCATCAACAAGGCTCCGTCAAAGCCTAAGAAGACGTACACAACCGCCGCTGGGGCGCAGCAGTATGTGCGGGGGAATAGCGACAAAGAGCGCTCAGCAAACATCCAGAAGCATGCCCTTTCGAGCGTCTCAAAGTTCGATACCCCGCTTTTTGAAAACCTGAGTGCCGCCAGCAACGCAGATGCGTCCCGCTCAATCAAAAAAACTCTTGGGCCAAAAGAGGCGAAGAGCAATACCACAGTGAAGTCGTTTGACAGGTATGAGCGCAAGTGGATGGACCGTTCCAAGGCGCTTGGGAAGAAGTGAGCGCGCCATGCCACTGAACGCCAAAGGCAAGAAGATCAAGGCCGCGATGGCCAAGCAGTATGGCAGGGAGAAGGGCGAACGCGTCTTCTATGCCGCTGAAAACAAGGGCTCTATCAAGGGCGTAGCCAAGAAGGAGAAGAAGAAATGATGGGACGTATGAACATGGGCAAGCAGATCGCAGAAGCTCCGAGCTCCAAGGGAGTGAAGAAGATGCTGGGTGGAGGCATGGCTTCCATGACCCCAAGCATGTTCGGCAAGGGAAACAAATCGGGTCGCGGCCCTAGTCCCGCTCCCGGCGGGGCTGCAGCTGGCTTTGGGTCGGCTCTCGCGAAGCTTGGGGCCCCGAAGGTTGGGGCATCTGGAGCGACCCGCCGCATGGCCAAAGGCGGCAAGATCGACGGATGCTGCATGAAAGGCAAGACCAAGGGGAAGATGGTCTGATGGCAAAGAAGACCACCCCCAAGGTCGAGGCCCAGATCGATACCTCCGCCGTGGAGGCTTCGGCTGAGTTCCCCCCCTGCGCCCAGTGCGGCAATCCGGGCGACTGCGCCCGCGCATCCAAGTGCGTCCGGGGGTTTAAGTAGCCATGGGTCGCACCAACGAGAAGCTGTGGGAGCAGTCCAAGGCGCAAGCCAAGGCCAAGATGGGTGGCAAGCACTCAGCTCGCGCAATGCAGCTCGCTGGTAAAATCTACAAAGAGAAGGGCGGCGGTTACTCTGGCGAGAAGACTGCCGCCCAGAAGTCCTTGTCAAAGTGGGGCAAGGAGGACTGGGGGACCAAGAGCGGCAAGCCGTCAGGCGAAACCGGAGAGCGGTACCTGCCCAAAAAGGCCCGTGACGCCCTGAGCCCTTCGGAGTATGCTGCCACCACCCGAGCCAAGCGTGAGGGGACCGCCAAGGGCAAGCAGTTCGTGGCACAGCCGAAACGCATCGCGAAGAAGACCGCGAAATTCAGGGACTAAACCATGGCCGTCATCGTACCTGATCTGCCGGAGCTCTTTGAGGAAGCCTTCGAGAGGGC